AAGATAAAGATAAACTTTCTTGTTGAAGTTTAAGTTGTTCTTTTAATAGATAATTTTCTTTTTCTAAGAGTTTTCGTCTATCCTTTGAACTTTGGTTTAGTTTTTCTGCACCCTCATTTAAATTATTAAGATTTTTTTTATTATTAGCCATTAAGAATATGTTTGTTATAAATATTAGAAAATATTATTTTTTATTGGCTTTAGTTGAATAAGAAGGAGTACGTTTTGTACCATTCATAGCTTGCCTCATAGCTTCAGGAATTTTCTTATCTCCTAATTTAGCTGTTGATTTATCCCCTGATGATGCTTTTTCATATTCATCTTTTTCTCTTTGTTTATAATCGACAATCTGTTGATAGGTGAATTTTCTTAACCATACAGGCATGTTATATACCGTATTATAATCAAACCCCCCACCACCGTGGAATATTATTTCATGTATAATAGTAAATATATGTTTCCTATAATCAGGAGTCAGGCCAAAGAAACCCGGCAGTCATAGGTACAATAGCGTCCTCCTCTACACCCCCCAATCCAGTATAATCAAATCTCATTAATATATCGGGTTGAGTGTTTTTTATATGTTCCCTAAATGATCTGGAATCTCTAGCTAACATATAATTATCTACAAATTCTCTTACTGTTTTATCCCCAGCTTCCCCATTTACAGATAATATCATATGTTTTAACCTAGTAGATAATTCGGGAGAGGCATGTTTGTCTATTTTTTTAAGACCCTTTAATTCTAATTGGATTCTCTTTTCATCCCTATTTGTGAGTAATTTATAGGTGATCATAGTATTAGTATGGGGTAAAGTGTATTTAAATTCATTTTGCCCATCTATCATAAGAGACTCATCTAAATACTGTGTTTCTAATTCAGTAAGATCTATAGTAACCTCTTCATTGTTGTACATAAAGTCATAATCCTTACCATAACCTAAAATACGGGCAGATATTAAAATCGCATTTTTATCCCCTACTACTAAATCATCATAATTTATTTTAGATATAATTAATGATTTTAGTAATTTATCTATAACTGTACCCTTTTGGATATAATTTTGATTAGTAAGTATATCTTCTTCTTTAGCAGTCATATACTTCATTTCTACTTTACCACTTGATAAGGGGTTGTCTTTAGGATAAATTAAACCCTTTGATGGTAGTTCCACTTCTTCAGTGGGGAATTTAAATTCACTCATATTAAAACTTGTTTTTTGTTAGTTATAAATATCAATATAAAAAAGGAGTCTGACAAAGCCAAACTCCCTTTAATTCAATGTTTAAAGAATTTAATAATCCTCCCCATAAAATTCAAACCCACCTATTCCTCTTAATTCATCTACATATCTATCTAATACTTGAGAGAAATCCTCAAGATCAAAATTCTCAGCTTTCCCTATATTTTTTTCGGATATGCTTTGAAGTTGTGCAGTTAAACTTAAAATTTGGGAATATAATTGATCTAAATCTCCTCCTCCTTTAATGTTTTCAATTTCTTCTCTAATTATTCGTCTTAATTGTGATTTTTTCATTTTTGTTTTGGTTTTTAATTTTATATTAATAAATATATGGTTTTTTTATAAATGTATTTTCTATGTAATATTTTTTACCATAGATATAAATTTCCTTCTACTGCTGGGAGTGGTGAAATAGGCATCTTCTATATAATAAATTAAATCCTCTATTTCTTTCCAATCCACAATTGAAAGATCAATCATTGGTTTCCCTTTATTAATTTTTTGAGCAATTCTTACTACTTTATCTATAGTTTCTTTAGGGAGGGATGGAAGTTTTTGTTTTCGTGTTGCATAGTCATCTGGGTCATTATCATAGTCAAATAATTCACTTTCTATAGTTAATTTTTCAATTTCTTCTCTAATAATTTGTCTTAATTGTGATTTTTTCATTTTTTTATTTATTTATTTATGATATAAATATAACATCCTTATCTTGGGAAGCCAAATATAACCATATATGCTTTTTATATAAATATGTGAGATCTATTGAAAATAATGTTTTTCATACTTAGATATACCTGAGTTATGAATTCTATAGAGACCTATTAGGTGGGTTATTTCAAATTCAGTTTGGTTTGGGTTATATCCCATAGAGATTAATTCAGATTTTCTGTATTTAAATCGATTTTCTACTTGTTGGGTTTTGGGGTTATAATATGAATAGGAAATATTAGTAAAGCCTTGATTATCAAAATTTAATTTTTCATACAAGTTCCCTGTTGAATAATCATTATCAGCATAACTAATTATGGATTTGGGGGAATAGTTTCTTTCAAAATATTTTAATAGTTTCCCTGCTCCTCCTATAACATTATGTTCTAGTAAGGAACAATATCTTATTAATTCATAGTAATTTTTAGGTTTTGATTTATTCCCTAAATTTCTCCTTAAATTACCCAACCCCATACAGGCTACTAATTGGTTCCTATAATATAATCCTAATTTAAATTTAGTAGGTGAAAATCCTTGGATATGGTTTTCTTGGCAAAATTTTCTATAGGTTTTACTATCTAAAGTGTTTATAGTACATTTTCGAGCATATATTCTATTGGGGGTGAGGTTTAATTTATTTTTAATCATGGATTTTATTATTCTATTATTGTTAATCCAATTATATTCCCATATATGAAAAACATCTATCCCCCTATCTTTGAAGAAATCACTCTTCATCTTATGGTATTCCTTATTTTTATATAAATGGGAATGCCAATAATTTCCATTAAATTCTATTCCTAATTTAAAATCTGGAAGATATATATCTATTTCTTTCCTATCTATAGAATATGATGGGATTATTTTTATATTAGGAGATAAGGATTTTATATAATCGATTATATTTGATTCATAAGAGGATACTTTGTTTCTTTTACTCACCCCACACTTCCAACATCCCATCCCTAGTAAATGGTCTCTTGCTATTTGAGAAAAAGTACCATGTTTGGGGCAAATAATATTTAATTTTTCTTGACTATGTTTATAGTGGGTGATTGTATAATCATATTTACCCTCATGGATAATTTTACTTCTTTCTATAAAACTTCTATTATCTTTTTTAATGGAATCCTTACCACATTGGTAACAACCATGTCCTTTAAGATGTGATAATATTTTTTGTTTAAATTTACCATGTTTTTTACATTCTATTTCTAGTTCTTGGTAAACAGTCTCATATGTAAAATTAGGGTAAATATACTTATCCTTATGTTTCTCTTTAAATCTTTTTAAAACATTCTTCTTAGTTAGTCTATGGGATTTACATTTAGGACATCCTCTTTGTGCTGAAATATGTTCCTCGGGGGTAATTTTGAAATTTCCATGAAGGGGACATTCTATATTAAGAGGGGTTGAATTATTAATATAATGAGAATTTGGATATGAGTATTTATTCTCATGTATTAGATTAGATTTTAATATAAAAGTATTTAAGTCTACTGCTCTTATATTAATTTGTTTCTTTTTACAGTGTTTACATATATGTAATTTATTCTTAAATAATTGGTATGGGATCTTTGAAAAACTACCATGTTTAGAACATATAAATTCAACTTTAGTATCAGAATTAATATAATTTATTTTTGATATATCATAATTATACTTCCCATAATAGGTTTTAATTTTATGTAAAAATTCTGATTGTGTTGTTTTTTTGATCCCCATTAGGTGATTTTAGGATAAATATAATGAAAAGAATGAAAAAGGCCTAACTTCTTAGACCTTCTTTAATTTTTAACTTATTACTGTTTAGAAGTTCAATACAGCAAAATCAATAGATACTTCCATTTCAATTGCTTGAGCTGTATCTTCAGTATCCCAATCATAATCTCCAAAAGTAGCACTTGTAATAAATGCTCCTTTAAGTACCCATTCACTAACTATATCACCTACAGGCCCTAATACATTCAATGTTAAATCTTTTTTATAGAAATCAGAATAACCATCTCTACCTGTAACTGATTCATGATGTAATCTTACCCATTCCATTACTGCTTGAGCTCCGGAAGGTGTAATTGGGTCAAATAGAGATAATGCTACATTTCCCCATTTAGTTTTACCTTTAACTTTTCTTTCTTTATTGATATGGTTTAAAGTTACTACACCTTGGGCAACATTAATTGCTGCTGTCTTTTTAATCATGTAACTAGGGATTCCATCCATATAAAGGACAAATCTATTTGCCTGTTTTGGTTCAAACGCTGTTACTAATAATTCATTTGGATCTAATACTGCCATTTTTATGTTTTTTTAATATTTGTGTTTATTTTCAATTATAAATACCTGATTCTTAAATGTTTATGCCGGGAAAGTTGCTCCTGTTGGCATCACATTAAAGTCTAAATAAATAAATTCTGCTGTTTTGGTTGGTTGGATAAATATTTGTCCAACTAATTGGTTTCTATCGATTACATCAGGTGTATTATTCGATTCATCCATAACAACTTTAAAAGCATATAAACCTTGTCTTTGTTGAATACTTTCCAAGTATGGATTTACCTGTCCTAAGAAATTATTTCGTGTGGATATAGAATTTTGTTCAAATACTAAATTATCCGCAACTTGTGATATATATGATTTTAATTCAATTAATAATCTTCTTACATTTATTCTGTCTAAAGCGCTTGCTTTTTTCTGTAGTGTTTTTTGTCCGAATACTACTACTCCAGCATTAGGGAAAGTTGCAATTGGATTTACATTTGCTTGATATAATGTATCTCTATTCCCATTTGTTAATTTCCTTTCAGCTCTAATTACTGTTGATAGTCCACCTCTATTTAAACCTGCTGGTGCAAACCATGCTTCTGATGATTTATCATTAAAAGCATATACTCCAGGGATCATTGTAGAAGCTGGTACCCATGATTGTTTACCTAAATCTGGGTCAATTGTTTGAACCCATGGCCAATAAGTAGCAGAGTATGAATTATCAACTCCAGATGCTTGTCCTTTAACTGCTGTTATAGTTTGTCCATATTTTACTGTGTCTATAACTGCTATTGCATCTCCTCTGGTTTGAGTGTTAGACATAATGTTTGTTAAAGGAGATGAATAATCTACCTTATATAAACCTGGTGCTACTATTAAATTATACTTGTATTCATCCTTATTTGCAAGTAATGAAATTGATGTTGTATAATTATCAGCTACTAAACCTTGAGTATTAGTACTATTAATATCATTATTGAAATTAGCAGTTATACCATCAAAATCAGTTCCTGTAGCTGCTCCAAATGTTCCTGATGCTGCTACTGGGATTGATGAAGTGAATGCTGATTTAGCATCTCCCGCATTATCAAAATAATTTAATGTTGGGGTTGATACTGATTTTACTCTTACATATCTTGAAGCGTTAGCATAAGATCCTGTTAATTGAGTATAATAAGTAGAACCATCACTTGCTACTGTTAAGGATTGATCTCCTATAATCTTAGAGATATAATTAGTAGCATTAGGGTCTAATGATATATCAGCCCATGTTTCTAATACTGTTTTCTTAGTTGTTATATCATCGCCTCTTCTAATAAGTAAACTAAAAGTACCTGATGAGGTATTAGGGGAAACAACTTCCCATCTAATATTATCTTTAGAACCACTTGATAGTTGTCCTGAAGAACCTAAAGGAGATGTGCTATTTTGAACTGCTCCTTCAGATAATGTTTCTAATGTAAAAGAAGCAGATGTATCTGAGTTTTGAATTATTGAACTAGTTGCTGAAGTGTAAGAACCACTAACTATTCTAGTTACTAATAATGAATCTCCACCTTGTTGGAAATAATTGTAAGCTGATACTGATGTAAAGTAAGTATATTCATTACTTCCACTTTCTACTATAGCTCCAAATTTGTTTTTGTAATCACTGTAAGATGTAACTACTGTAGGAATTCCTACTGGTCCTTTTACTGTAGGACCTAATATTGCTGCCCCTGCTTGGATGGGTTGCTGTGTAAGAAATGATTGATCGTTTTCTCTTGCTAATACACCAGGGGATAATAAAATTTCACTCATTGTTTATAGATTAATTTTGTTTATAAATATTATAAAAAATATTGAAAATATGATTAGTGTTTAATAAATTCACCATTTTCTAAATTTACAGTTCCTTTACCATATTTTTCTTCAAGTTTGCTAGCTAATTGTGCTTGATCTAATTCAAAATTGTCTATTTGGGTTAATAGTTGTTCCTTTTGTTTAGATAATAAATTAGTTTGATATTCAATTTGACCTAATTGTATTACTAGGTTATTTTGAATGTTTTGTAAGCTAGATAGGTTTTCTCTTTCTAAATCGGTTAATACTGTTTTTTCCATTTTTTTATTTATTTTATTAAGGGGAGAGGCTCCTAGAAAGTTGAGTATTTCATCAGTATGAGGTTACTCTCTAGGATGTCTCCCTTAATGGGTTAAGTTGGGGGAGAATCTGTTATTTCATTTTTAATTAGTTCTCCATTATCATTAATAGTTATTCTAAATTTTTTACCAGTTGGAGAATTGAGTATAATTCCCTTATTAAAATCAGTGATTTCAATATCTTGGTTTGTTTGTGATTCAAGTTTGGCGTCTATAAGATCTTTATGTTCTCTAAACCTTTGACCAATAATGGTACCAATTTCCGATAATATACTCATTTGACCTCATTAATGTAACAATGTTATTAATAAATATATAAAAAAGAATAAAAAAGGGAGACTTTCGTCTCCCTTATAATCAAATTAAATTGATATTAGATTTAAATCATCTATTATATACCAGTTACAGTATATGCGTGATCTACTTCTACCTGAAATTCAGCTACTTCACCAAATTCTGCGATAAACGTATCTCTTGCTACTTCTTCAGCATCTATTGAAGCTGCTACTGCTGCATTAACCTCTGCTTTATCAGATGCTAATTCAGCTGCTATTCCTGCTAAATCATTATCAAAATCTGGTTTGTCAATTAAGTTATCAACACCAGTTGTTACTGTTGCTTCGTAAGAAGCCAAATCTGCTGCTTCTTCACCATATCTTGCCTCCATATCACTATCATAGTCTGCACTATATGTTGATAATTCTCCATCTTTTTCTATTTTCCAAGCATTATTATTTGCTAGGTATTCTGCTTTGTTACTATCTATTTTTGCATCTGTGCTATTGAATCTTTCTTTAGCTAATGATGCTAGTTTTTCCATTGCTTTCATTTATATATATTTTATATGTTTTTAAATTTATTGATCTATTTTAGATTACTATTATTCAGTAGGATCATCTTCTCCACCTTCTGCTCCACTCATTCCTGCAATTACATCTGTTTCATTACCTATTAATAGTTCTAAAGCTGCTAGTTTTTCACCTTGTTCAACTTTAAATCCTAGAATTGAATTATCTAATTCACCATCTGCTGCAATTATTTCTACTGCTTGTTCTGCTAAAGAATCAATTACTGAAGGATCTGCATTTGATTCAAAATTTGCAATTTTGGCATTCATTGCATCTTTTGATGCTATAAAATTATCATCATGTGAACCTTGTTGAGATGCTTCTGCATCTGCTTGCTCTACAATTTTTGCATCTAATTGTACTACGTGATCTCCTGCTTT